GACATCAGACACATGAGAGCACAGAACGCTCTCAAGAGCCTAAGACAAGGCGGTGCTATAGAGGGACTGTCTAACACTATCCGCATGGTGAACAGCAGGTTCACAAGTGGAGAAACTAAAGCAATTAGAGTCCGAGAGCCTGATGATGGTGCTATTAACCGTCACGCTGTAAACGAAGCAATCCAACGTGGCATCGAAGCCAACAAAGCAGCAGCTCAAGCCCTCATTGACGAGGTAGATGCTAACCTCACCCTTGATCCTGTCACTAAAGGCATTATCAAGCGCAAACTGACCATCTTTAGAGATGATGACCTTGGTATCGACCCACTTGGTCGGGCAAACCAAGAGCTACAAGACGCTCTTACAAAGATACAAGCCAACAACGGTAACGAGGTTGCTGCAAACTATTATCTAGGCCAGTACATCCAGCGTATCCAAACACAACAAGAGGCACGGAAACGGGCTGAACAACCACAGCCTCAACCACAGCCGCCGCAGCCTCAACCCCAGCCTCAACCACAGCCACCACAGCCTCAACCACAGCCACCACAGCCTCAACCACAGCCTCAACCACAGCCTGACCCGACTGATCCGACTGCCCCTATTGTTAGTAAGCTAAACCCAACAAACATAGTGGTGTCAAAACGAACAAAAGCGTTAGCTAGACTTGATGATCACTTTAGAAACGCTTTGAAAGACGATGGTAACAAATACTGGGAAAGAGCTAGAACAGATAAAGCAGGTAGAGCTGTTTTTGGTCCTAAGTTTACTGACCAGTCTGTAAGTATGATTGAGGCAATCGTTCCTGAGATTGATGAAATTACTGCCCGTTTCGGGCTACCCCGTGTTCGCGCTTTTAACACAACAAGAGCACGGAATACGTTTGCCAAACATGGTGGCGGTATAATGTACTTTAACGCCACTTACTTTAACAGGTGGTCTTCCGGTATTGGTAAACCGAAACTGACCAAAGACGAACTTAATGACAAAGCTAACGCTATGACTATTGAAATAGAGCGTTTAGATAAAGAAGCTGATGTCTTATTAAATAAGATAGAGGAACTTCTTGAACCATACAAAGGGCGTTTTGGTAATCTTCTTAGAAATGGTCCACAGGAAGAAATAGACGTTGTAAATCGTTTAAGAGATGAACGTGATGCCTTACTGAAAAAGATATTTAAGGGCAGGGACGCTGTTCTTGAGCTTGTAAACGATAACGACTTTACAGATCAAGCGGTTACTTATGACCCAAATGTTACGTTCCAAGACAGGCCACACAATACATTAGAATACTACACAACTGGCTTAGACAGAGCTAGAAGCGTAATGTATCATGAGCTTGCTCATCACATACACCAGATGCTCATGAGAAACCCAACAGAAAGTGGTCCTCGCAAGGGTAACTACAATGGAACTGATACTGAGGTAGAAAAGTGGCTTTCTTCCAACAAGAAAGACTTTCTCAGTGTCACCAATAAAGACAAGTTACCATCGAGATATTCTGGAAAGAACGAAGTTGAATGGTTTGCTGAAAACTTTTCTGAATACTTTATGGGTCACAAAGAAAGAGTTGATCCCAAGGCTATTGAATTGATAGACTCACTGTTGAGAGGAGAACTACCAAATGTCGCGTAGTAACGCTCTGATCGAGGCTGAAGAAATACTAGAAGAGAAAGGTCTTGATCTAACAGAAAAAGATGTCGAGCTAATTGACATGCTTACCTCGCTTTTTACAGTAAAAGAGCGTGAGTCAGATATTGGCGGTCTTTATGAGGTGATCGAGATGCTTCGAGAAAACCCTAAAGCCGCATTGTACGACAATGGGAGCACCTAAGAACCCACGCCTCAAATCGCCTTCTAAAGTAGGCCGTGGCCCCCATCCCCAGAAGGCTCCAAAACAAAACTATTTCTCGACACTTATGCAGACCCCAGAGGGTCGAGAGCTAAGACGACAGTGGTCGCTCAAGAAGCGAAAGAACGCTGGTCGTCCTAAAGGTACGCCTGATGGTCTTCGGAAAGAGCAAGCCGATGCCATGAGAGCTGATATTAAAAAGGAAGCAGTAAAGGTAGTAGAGATTATGTCAGAGAAGTTCGGAGTAGAAGACGAGTACGCAAAGGAAGCTCTAGGCACAGCCGTAGAGGTCATGCGTATGCAAGGCGAAACCCGTGAGCGTCTATCAGCCGCAAGGTTGATCTTAGACTTCACCAAGCAGAAGCCAGTAGCAAAGTCAGAAGTAGCTGTAGCAAAAGCAGAAGACTTCTTAGCCTCACTTCTGACAGAAGAAGACGATGGACCCAAAGCTAGTAGCGGTTCGTAAGCGTCTACTATCTGAGTTTCCTTTTTACGCGAGTTCTGCGCTATCCATCAGAACAAAAGCTGGCGAGATTGCTCCTCTTAAACTCAACCCAGCGCAGCAAATCCTAGATGAAGCTGTAACCAAACAACTTAAATCTGAAGGTAAGATCAGGATCATTATTCTGAAAGCGAGGCAGCAAGGTCTTAGCACCTACACGGGCGGCTACCTCTATTACTCAGTGTCACAACAGAAAGCCCGAAAAGCGTTAGTTATTACGCACCATGCCGACAGTACGAGGGCTTTGTTCGATATGACAAAGCGTTACCATGAACACTGTCCCCCGATACTGAAACCTCACACTAAATACAGTAGTAGAAGGGAATTATCCTTTGATGTACTTGATTCCAGTTATGTCGTTGCAACAGCAGGTGGAGACTCAGTTGGTAGAGGAGAAACGCTTACTCACGTTCATGCCTCGGAGCTTGCGTTCTGGCCTAAGTCAAATGCTCAAGACATCTGGAATGGTCTCACACAGGCTGTCCCGAATACTTCTGGAACTGCTATATTTATCGAGAGCACGGCAAACGGTGTAACAGGCACCTATTATGATCTTTGGAAAGGCGCAGTAGAAGGGACAAACGGTTACGTCCCTGTGTTTATTCCTTGGTATGTAAACGAGGAGTATTCAGAGGAAGTCCCAAAGAACTTTAAGCGAACCCCAGAAGAACGGGAGATGGTCAAGAAGTATAAGCTAACAAATGGACAGCTTATGTTTCGTAGACGCAAAGTCGCTCAAAATGGGCTTGACCTTTATAATCAAGAATATCCAGCAGAGCCAGAAATGGCGTTCTTGAATACTGGTCGGCCCGTATTTAATCCAGAACAGCTCCAACAGTGTCTCAAAGACGCTAACGATGTCGAAGATAGACTAGCCCTCGAAGGTGATGAGTTTGTCCCTAACATCAGAGGTGAGCTGACCACTTATCGAAAGCATGACGCAGGGGAGACAGGCTATGTCTTGGGGGCAGACGTTGCAATGGGTGTCCGTAATGGAGACTGGTCGGTTGCACAAATCCTCGACTCTAAGAAAAGGCAAGTCGCCACATGGAGAGGACAAGTTCACCCCGATTACTTCGCAGAGGTACTCAAAGCCCTCGGTGAGTTCTACAACGAAGCGTTCATCATAGTAGAAAACAACAGTCACGGTATCCTGACTTGCACAAGGCTAGGAAAAGACTTTGCCTATCCTAACTTCTACACAGAAGTGCAGGTAGACAAGCTCACAGACAGAGAGACTGTCAAGCTAGGCTTCACAACAACCTCAAAGACTAAACCTCTGATCATAGATCAGCTTCGGGCATCACTGCGCGAGGATGAGCTTGAGCTGAACGACAAGACAACCATAAGAGAGCTTATGACCTACATCGTTACTGAGAACGGTGCGATGGAAGCTGAACCCTCTTGCTTCGATGACTGTGTAATGGCCTTGGCCTTGGCAAACCACGTTCATGAAGGAGCTTGGGAACCTGTGGAGATACCTAATGAACTTTACTTGGAAATGGTATAGCAAATGGCAAAAGTAGAAGAATACGAAAAGCTAGAAGATGATGATATTGTCACCATTCTGGACACTGAGATACGACAGTCCATTGGTGCTAATGACAGCGATCTAGCAAGAGAGCGTAAGAAAGTCACTGACTACTATAACGCTACTCTACCAAAGCCAGCTCATGATGGTAACTCTAAGTATGTCTCTCAGGATGTCTACGACACTGTGGAGTCTATGAAGGCTGCGCTGCTAGAGACATTCTCAAGCGGCAATAAGATCGTGAAGTTCGCGCCGCAAGGACCAGAGGACGTACAGCTTGCAGCAGTTTGTTCTGCCTACACTGATTACGTCCTGTTCAGACAGAACGATGGCTTTGGCCTGTTTAGGTCAGTGATCCACGATGGTCTTGTTGCTAGGGCTGGTATAGCCAAAGTCTTCTGGCAAGAGAGCACCGAAGACGACCTGTCGGAGTTCGAGGGCTTGACCCAAAGCGAACTGGACATGGTTCTAGCTGAAGATGATGTTGAGCTTGTCGATAGTACAGAAGATGAGAACGGTCTACTCAACGGCGTAGTGTCTACACCAAAGGACACCAGCCAAGTCGTTGTAGAAGCTATCCCACCAGAAGAGTTCCTGATCGAAAGCCAAGCTGTCAGCTTAGAGAAAGCTAACTTCATGGCTCACAGGACACGCAAGACGCTCTCAGAGCTGCGAGAGATGGGCTTTAGCGAGGAAAAGCTAGATCGCATAGGCAGCTCACACGAAGATGTAGAGCTAGAGACTGATGCAGAGATACTAGCCCGTTTTGAAGACATCGGAGCTGACAGAGGCCAGAGCACCAGCAAAGGCTACCAAGATCAAGTCCGTACCATCATGGTTTATGAGGCTTACATTAACCTCGACATCGAAGGCACAGGTATCGCCAAGCTGCACCGCATCCTAAAGGCTGGCGCAGTGATCCTAGAGATCGAGGAAGCACCACGCATACCTTTTGTATGCTTCACGCCATTGCCTATACCTCATGCTTTCTATGGCAGTAACTTTGCTGAAAAGCTGGTAGCTACACAGAACGCTAGGACTATCTTAACACGGTCAATCCTCGATCACTCGATGATCACTAACAACCCACGTTATATGGTTGTCAAAGGTGGCCTGACTAACCCGCGTGAGCTTATCGACAACCGTGTAGGCGGTATTGTTAATGTGAGTAGGGTCGATGCTATCAGCCCAATGCCGCAAGCATCACTGAACCCGTTTGTATTCCAGACATTACAGCTTCTCGATGAGGACAAGGAAGACAACTCAGGTGTCAGTAGACTCAGCCAAGGGTTAAACAAGGATGCTATAAGCCACCAAAATAGTGCCGCGATGGTTGAGCAACTTGCCACCATGTCGCAGCAGCGGCAGAAGATAATCGCTCGTAACTTCGCAGCCCAGTTCGTGAAACCTTTGTTCCACCATATTTACATGCTGGTAACTGAAAA